CTGCACTACCAGACAGTAAAGCAGGTAAAATCGCAGCCATAGTTGATTTAAACACAGCCACTCAGACAGACCCTATTTTCAGAAGAGAGCATGTTGTAGATATGCTCGATCTTGGTATGGATGAAGCATATAAGGATATGGCTACTGCGGCTGTTGATGCGGCAAGAACTACCATGGAGATGATGCTTCAAGGAAAAGAAGTTCCAGAGCCTAAGGTATATGACAGTCTATTAGTCCATTACGATATTTTCGTGAAGGAAATGCAGGAATTTACCTTTAAAACTAAGGTTAGTGAAGAAATCCAAGCTCAGTTTGAGAAGAGAGTTAAGACTTTAGAAGGACTTATGTACAATAAATCCCTCAAAAACCCTAAATTCGCTCAAGAACTGATGATGGTGTCTACTTTCCCTATCTATTTCACTCTGCCGATGCAAGCTCCCCTAGCTCCAGACGCAATTGATAATATTGATACGGATACAATGAAGACCGATAAAGCAAAACAAGCCGATAAAAACTTAGAACAAACGGAAGCGTTATAAACAGTAAGGAGTTTAAATGAGCGATTTAGATACTTTTGAGAGTGATGTAGTGATTACAGAAGCACCAGTACAAACAGATTCTACTGGTGGTGAAGTGGAAACCTTTGATAACATGGAAGCAGTAGAACTTCCAGAAGGTCAAGGGGACAAGATTGAAGCAAAGTCGGATACAGAAGAACTTAAAGACAAGCAGATTAACCAACTTGACGACTCAAAAGAAGAGAAGAAAGAAGATAAAGAGGACGAAAAGGAAGAAGATGAAGTTGGAGACACTAAGGAAGCTGATGCAGACGGAGGACCAAAAGAAGGTGAACCGACTGATAAGGAAGACGGCCCTAAAGTCAAAATGCTCAAAGCTAAAGTCGGAGACGATAAAGCAGAAATCCATCCAGACGCAGAAATCAGAGTCAAAGTCGATGGAAAACGAGTAGACGTTCCTATTCAAGAGCTCATTAGTAACTATTCTGGAAAGACTAACTGGGATAAGAAATACAACGAGCTTAACACAGAAAAACAAGAATTTCAAAAAGAAAATACCCAATATAAGCAGGAATTAGGGTGGTTACAGAACAATATCAAGACAGTTACGGAGATTCTTGACTCAGATGATAAGAATCCTATTGACGCTTTGATGCATTTAGTTGACGTGACCGATAGAAATCCTGTACAATTCCAGATGAAACTGTTTAAACACATGCAGAGTCAAGTCGAAGACATGGCTGAAATGGATGAAGTTGAACAAGAATTATACTGGGAAAGGCAGAAGAATAACTACCTTTCAAAACGCCAAGAGTCCTTAACGACTAAAGCCCAAACTGAGAAGCAACAAGCAGATCAGATGGCAAAAGTTGATAGTTTAAGGGAAGCTCAAGGAGTTGATGAAGCCCAGTTTATGGAAGCACATTCTGAATTGCAGGAACTTGGAATTGAGAACGTTACGCCTGAGCAAGCAGTTAATTACGCAGTAATGAAACCGCACTTAGACTTATCGGAATCACTTATTAAGCCCTACGAAGAGGATATGACCACTGATGGTGCTGATAAACTGATACTAGAGCTAGCCAACTACTTGAAATCCGGCGAGTTCACAGAATCAGAAATCAAAAAGCTACTTTCAGAGGAATACACTTCCAACAGTGAAGTTGATGATCTTAAAGATAAGGTTAAAAACTTCAGCTCGAAATCAGGCACAAAACCTTCCAAGGTGGCTGACAAGGGCGACGACCACGTTGAGTCGTTCAATGATTACGATGACCAATATTACGGAAGAAACCTCTAACTTGAAAGGAGCCTCAAATGGCTGAATTTAATTTAGTAGACCAGACGAATCTATTTAAGATTAACTACTATAAAAAGTCTGACAACATGTATAATAGTGCTGATGTACTACAAGGACGTATCCGTAAAAGATTTGATTTTACAGGTAAGCAACGTTTCGTTGCAACTCCACTAAGTTTTTCTGGTGGTGTTGGTTCAGGTTCATTACCAACTTCAAATGCAGGACGTTATGAAGGTGCAATTATCACTTCAAAAAGCGTTTATGCAACTTGCCAAATTGAAAGAGAGTCTATCAAGGCTTCATCTAACAATGCAGGTGCTTTCGTTCAAGCAACAAAAGAAACTGTTAAAAAGACAGTAGAATCATACATGAGAAACAGTTCACGTATCCTTTTTGGTACAGGTGATGGTGTTCTTGGTTCTGGTGATGGCGCAAGTGCAAACGTTGGTGGTACTGGTGCTGCTGTTACTCCATTTACAGTTCAAATCTCAGCTGCCTCTTTTAAAGAAGCTAACTGGGAAGAGAAAGATTTCGTTCAAATGGTTGTTGCTACTGTTCCAGAAGCTACATTACTTGAAATCGTTGCTGTGGCTCCTGCAACTAGAACAGTTTCTCTAGTTGGTGTTTCAGCTCGTCTTACTGCTCTTATCGGTGCTCCTCTGGCAGCTACTGATGAAATCGCAATGCAAGGTTCTTACGGAAATGACCCAATTGGTCTTAAAGCCGTAGCTGATCTTTCTATCGCAGGAACTGGTTCTTTATACGGAATCGGGATTGAGCGTAGATGGTCAATGTCTAACACTGATGCTCTTGGAGCAGGAATCACTGTTGATAAGATGAACGGAGTTATGCTTGACGTAGAACGTAAGTTTGGTCAAGTGCCTAAGATGATTATGACTGGATACAAGCAATTCCAGAACATTCTTGCTCTTCTTGAAGATCAGAAAGTATATAATCTTCCAAATAGAAACATCAAAGGGAACTTATCTTTCCAAGGTGTTGAGTTCATGTCTACAAGAGGTCCAATTGGTATCTTCGTAGATCGTTTTTGTGAAGACGAAAGAGTTTATTTCCTAAATGATGATTTCATGGAATGTCACCATAGACCTGACTTTGGTTGGTTTGATGATGACGGAACTGTATTTCTTCGTAAAGACGGAATTGATTCTTATGAAGCTCGTTATGGAGGATATTATGAAAATTATATTACTCCGACCGCTCACGGAGTTTTACACAACCTTGCTATCTAAGTAGGTTAACGGGTGGGGCTTCGGTCCCACCTTTTAAAATAGCCTCCCAAGGCTGACAGGAGATTAAAATGTCAAAAGGAATGTCTAGGTCTGTAAAGACCGCACAAATTGGAATGAGAGAACTTCTAGTAAGTATTGCTGATTCAGCAGGTACTCCGGCAGCAGCCGGTCCAGATAAGTACGGAATTACTTCTGTAACTGATCTAGGTGTAGGAAACTACCTCTTAATTCTTAAAAGTCCCGCTTCAAACAGTAAAGACCTATTTTTAAAGGGTTGGTCTGGTCCTGCTGATACAGCAGTTGCCGCTACTGCAATCGCTTTCGATAGAATCACTATCCAAGTTACTGACTTGGCTAACGTTGCTAAAGATGCTGATGTAAGCCTTACTATTGGTGTACAAGACTCACGCTACGAAGTTTAATCGTGGATAAGCAAATGGCTGAACTGTTAATCGAAGAAGTTCGTTTAAACAGGTTCGAAATTGCTGAGTTAAGAAAAGAACTAAGCGGCCTCAAAGTTAGTGTTGGGGTCGTAGGTGCTTTTTTTGGTACACTTGGCGCTGTAGTAGTTAAAGTATGGACGTTTTTAAACCATAAATAGGGAGTGATATGCCGTTTGTTCCGGGCCCTCAGGAATCTGTTGAAAAACTTTCCATCGAGAGATTGTCCGATCAAGCTATATCTGCCTTAAAGGTTGTTAGATTAACAAGCGATACTACTGCCGATATAGCTGAAAGCACATTAACTTATGCGGATGCTAGTGCTGTTGGTATAGCTACAAGTTCAGCTATTGCTGCAGGATTGCCTATTTCCATACTGACTTATGGGGTACTTGAAGATGCTTTCTTCGCTTTCCCACTTAATGACGTACTATTTTTAGGTACAGGTGGTACAATAACAAACGTGGCTCCTACATTAGGTGCAGGAGACACACACAACACAATTATAGGTCGGTCTTTAGGGGCAGGTGCAATATTTATTAATGTCAGAGAGCCGATAGGCTTGTAGGAGATAGAATGGCAGCAAAGAGTTTATTAAGATTAGTAGCAGGTAAGATTCAAGCAATTCAAGCAACTGTATCAAGTGCAGGAGCAGGAAATGACGGTGACATTGTAGCCCTAGACGGTACAGGGAAACTAGACCTTTCAGTTCTTCCAGTAGGTGTTGGACCGGATACTAAAGTACTTCCGGTAAGTGATGCTACAGGTTTAGCAGCAGGAGACTATGTAAATATCTTCGATGATTTAGGTACAGAATCAGTTAGACTTGCTGATAACAGTAATGGTCGTGCAGCTCATGGTTTTGTTAAGGCAGCTTTTGCCGATGCAGCTAGTGCAACGATTTATTTTGAGGGGGCTAATACTGACCTTTCAGGACTAACTACAGGTAGAGTTTATCTAGGTACTGTTGGTGGAACAATTCAAACTCCATTAGCTCCTGTTACTGATACAGGTAAGATTCACCAATTATTAGGTGTTTCACTTAGTGCTACTGAGGTTAACACTGACATTGATGACTGTATTCAGCTATAGGATTTAAAATGGGCGCAGGATTAGTCGTACTAGATGAAGGTAAGAGAAAGGTCGTTACGGGCGTAGGTGTTTCGTACGACCAGACTCATCAGGTAGATGCGTTTGGTAGGCTTAGAGTTTCTAATCCAGCAAATATATTTGAGTTTAAGTTCAACACTACTATTTCGTTTGACTATTACTTCTCTCAAAGAAACACATCTGGCGGTACGCAAGCTCAATTAACAGATATACCGGCTAGGCAATTATCAGTAACCTCTACGGCTGGCTCTACGTCAGTAATACAATCTAGGCGATATATAGAGTACACGGTAGGTAAATCGCAACAAATATTTTTTACGGGTAACTTTAAAGGCGGTGTATCAGGGGTTAGCAAATGTTATGGTGCTTACAGTGATAGTAATGGTGTATTTTTTAAACTAAATGGCACAAGTCCAGAGGTTGTTGTTAGATCGTACACATCTGGCTCTGTTGTAGATACTCCGGTAATAAGAAGTAATTGGAATGGCGATAAGTTAGACGGCACAGGGTTGAGTGGAGAGACAATAGATTTCACTAAAGAAATTTTGTTTAGTATTGATTACGCTTGGCTAGGTATTGGAGATATAAGATTCGGTGTTTTTATTAATAGTAAATTTATAATTATGCACACTGTACAATCTTCAAACATATTAACAACAGCATACTCGCAATCTGGAAACTTACCAATGAGAGCTGAGGTGATTAATGTATCTGGTGCAGCAACAAATATGACAATAACTTGTATGTCTGTCGCTGTCGAAGGTGATGCCAAAGTAACGGGTAGAGTTCGTAACGGAAATACTGGAATAACCTCAATAGCTTTCAATGCCACAGAAACTTTTATTTTTGGTATAAGACTTGGGTCAACACTAGAGCATTCGTCAATTAAGGTTAATGATTTTAGATTACTTCCAGACTCCGGCAACACACAGGCGATATGGAGAATTTACTACAATCCTACATTAACAGGTGAAACATGGTCCGCTATACCAAACAGTATCGCGGAACAGGTAAGCACCCCACCATCAAGTTTTTCTGGCGGGTTACTTATAGCATCTGGTTATATAACGCTAGACAAAATAGGTTCGCCACAAAGTGATGCATTTGCCTTGACAGATATTTTCACAGGCAGAGACATAGACGGGGTGGCTGATCCTATTATATTGACGATTCAAACTATTGGCGGGAATGGGTCGTCCAACTTTTCTGGAACGTGGAGGGAATATTTATGAGCGATTGGACAGGTTCTATGAATCCTAGTCTTGATGCAAGACTTGAGGGTTCTCCACTATTCACAGCTACAGCAGGAATTGTAACAGATCATATAATGACCTTTGATTTTGCTTGCGATTTCAATGGAATTGAGTTCTACGCTTGGCTATCAAATGCAGGTGACAATCTCACCTTCCTAACCGAGTACTATGCAGGACCGGTATACAATTGGATTCCCTACAAGAAATTCGGGAAAAACTTTAATGTTTACCCAGATCATGTAACTAGAGTAATAATCTTTCCTACTAAACCCTTTTTGGGAGTTAGGGTTAAGATCAAATATGACAATAAAGGTACTGAGGACGTTAAGTTCTCTATGAACAAGTTCCAGTTTACTGAATATGAAAATGTTAATACGGCAATTTTAGACTCAGGGGAGGATTGGTGAATTTAACTCTAGCCTTTATATGGGGAATAGTGGCTCTAATAGCCTTATTTGACGTATATATCATAACAAAGAAGGGTAAATCTGAGTCAGTATCTGCCCATATCATAAGAGGAAGTCACGACTACCCACTATTAGTACTAATACTAGGTATAGTTCTTGGGCACTTATTTTGGTCTATGCCTACTGAATCAGTACATTCGGACGTAAAGTGCGAGAAGGTGGAAAGTGGCAACTTACCGTAAAGCAGGAGATATTCTAAATTTAGAGCTTCAGCTTGGCGATGGAGCTAAATTCCCTACAACTAGGGTATTCGCTCAGATTGATGAACTAGACGCTACACCGATCGTAGCTATATTTGAGCTTACTAAGGTGGCTGATGGCTCTTACACTGATGATATACAGGTGATGCCTACCAATTCAGCCATAAAAGTCACTTATTTTATCAGGAAAACAAATGGGACTAGCCCAGAAACGAAGTATAATCCATATTACTTAACGGAGCTATTCTTGAGAGACTTAACAGCAGAACTAATAGAAGATAATTTAGATACTAAAGTCTCTTCGGTATCAATAATCCCAGTATCAGTAGAGGGAGTGGTTGTAATACCTACTCCAATAGTTGCTGAAGTTGAGAATGTTGCTATAGAAGCGATTATAAAGGATAATGAACTAATAATTGGAGAAGTCAATGAGTGTTGAAATAGTACAAGGTGAAGATAAAGTATTCTCAGTCAAGCTAACTGATGGAAATGGTAATGACTATGATCTTACCGGATTTACTGAATTAACGGCAGAATTTGCCGGTATTACAGTTCCATTAGCCATTACGACTACTCCAGACGCAAATGGAAGTGTAGCTTCGGCTAACCCATTATGTGGAAAGATAGAAATCACACTTACCGATGTGGCCACTCTACTTTTAGAGTCAGGCGATTCACAAGATTTAGAAATAACAATAGATAAAGGAACTGACCGTACAATCGTACAGTTGACCAAAGTATTGAAAGTCAAAGAGAGGTTAATTTCTTAGACTAAGAAGCCCTAAAGGAGCTGAGCTATGAGTATCAAAGGATTTTTAAGTAATTATTGGCGTAAGAAAGTAACAGTTGGTTCTCCAGAATTAGCTGTTGTTGAGGCAGATAAGCAACAATACGCCTCATTATCCCTTCAAGGCGATTTAATATATGGATTAAGGACTACTCCAAAAGGCGTAGGGCTTGTAAATCTAAGTGTTTCTATTGATGCCCTTGACCCATTATTAATATTAAGTAAAGATGCCCTACCAATTACAGCCCATGCGCTGAAGTTAGGGGACCATATCAGAATGACTTCTGGAGCCCTTTTAGGGGAAGAAGCGCAAGTAGTTGATGCCTCTGACCTAAATTGGGTAGTAGTTGTAGGCTTATCAGCCGCTCCTGCTCTATCAGATACCTTCGCTCAATTAAGACCAATCACACAAACCTTCGATCTAAATGGGAACACTTTCGTAACTGAAGCACCTAAAACTGTTGTAGATACAATGGATACTCCGTTTATGATACCTACTGGAGTAAATGCGATACCCGCTGCCGGTGGAGCTTTTCTTGAGATTGTAGCTGTAACAGCCTTCAATATCTCTGAATTAATGATGATTCACGATATGGGAGAGCCTGTAAACCTCTTTATAGGTGCAGCAGCGTCAGAGATATTCTTATGTCATTTACCTCTAACTCCAGACGAGAAAGTAACCGTTTCAATTCCTGTTGGGTCTAGGCTATCATTACAAGCAGCCAAACCTACACCAGTTGATGATGCAACTTCGTTCATCGAAATGAACTTTATAGGATAATTATGAGCAAATTAATTCCATTATTTATAGCCCTTCTAGCATGTTTAAACGTAGCGGAAGCCGGAACTGGAGCAATCCCAAAGGGACCAGACGTTCTAATCCTTAAACCAAACCTTCTATTTAAGGGTGGGGATATTAAGGTTATGACAGGAGATACTGACGTACCTTCTGTAGTAGCTAAGGATGCTGAAAGAGGTTCCGCATATTTAAGAAAAGCTGACGGTACTTGGTACAAGAAAACAGCTACTGACGGTAATGATACTAACTGGCAACTATTCATCTTCGGAGCTTTAGGGCTTGGTGGATTAGATGAATGTGTACCTAGATGGGACGGAGCCGGAACAGGTGTTCTTCAGGACTCACTCCTATGTATTAGTGATCTAGGGTATGGAACAGGATTTACAGGATTAGATGTAGACAATCTAACCTTAGATGGAAACACATTATCTTCAACAGATGTTAATGGGAATATCACTTTAGACCCTAATGGTACTGGTAAAGTTGTTATCAACTCTAATTTAGAGGTTAACGGAACTTATACAACAGTTTCAGCCGCTACGATGGAAGTAACTAACGCTACTATCTCAGCCAATGTTGGGGGAACTCAATCTACAGCAGATACTAATGATTCAGGTCTTATTATCTCAATGTCAGATGCGACAAACGCCACTATTCACTACGATAGCACATTAGCTTCAAAGTTCGCTGCCGGAGAAATTGGCTCAACAAAAGAAATCATAACCACCTCAGACGTGCAGGATATTACTGCTAAAACATTGTTAGAGGTAGATAACCTACAATTGAATGGGAATACGATTGCTTCATTAGATGCAGCCGGACCAATCATTCTAGCTGCCAATGGTGCAGGTATTGTAGATGTAAATTCAAACATGGAAGCCCTAGATATTGATTCAATCGGGGACAGTACATTCACAGGCTCACTAGAAGCCGACAATATCAGAATTGATGGGAATACAATCTCTTCTACTAACGTAGCAGGAAGTATAATCCTTGACCCTAATGGTGGAGCTACGATTCTACCCGATCTAACTATTTCACAACCTGCTTACATAAACGCTTTAGGGCATTTAGTATCTCAGGACATTAGCTTAACCGCTGACGTAGCCGGAATCTTACCTATCGCTAATGGTGGTACTAACTCTTCTACAGCTTTAAATAATGATAGAGTAATGATTAGTTCTGGTGGTTCAATCGTTGAACAAGCAGCCATGACTGATGGGCAATTAATGATTGGTTCAACAGGAGCTGCTCCTGCCCTAGCTACCTTAACCGGAACAGCCAACCAAGCAATCGTTACTAACGGTGCAGGTACAATCACATTATCAACTCCTCAAGATATTCATACAGGAGCTTCACCTACTTTCGTTGGTGCAACATTAACAGGATTAACTCTAGGTTCAGTACCATTTATCAGTACTGGCGGATTAATTGCTGAAGATAATGCAGCTTTATTTTGGGACGCAGCTAATGATTCTCTTCTTCTAGGAGATAACACTGTTGATACTTCGGCTATGTTTGAGCTTACCTCTACAGGTAAAGGGATGCTTACTCCTAGAATGACTACGGCTCAAAGAGATGCAATTACTGTAACTGCTGCTAGAGATGGTCTACTTATTTATGATACTGACGTAGCTAAGTTTAGTTACTACTCAGATATTGCTTCAGCTTGGAAATACATTAGTGGATTAACATTATCCTCTACCGATCTAGCTGTTGCAGATTACACTGAGGCTCAATACCCTCACGATCAATTAACTGTTACTGATGCTACTACCGGACTTGAGAAAGTTAGAATTGAAACAGGTAACGACTCCTTTTTAAGTAACGGAAGCTTTGAACACGCTACATACAATACAGGATGGACTGACTCTGGAACGGGTACAGCTTCTCTTGAAACTACCGAGGTATGGGAAGGCGGAAAATCCTTCAAGTACGTTAATGCCGGTGGTACTCAGGAGATGGACCTAAGCCAAAGCAAGACACTTACTCAGTATGAGGGTGTCACTGTTGGTGCAACTTGTATGGTTAAGTCTAACTCAGCCAAGGTGAAACTTTGTGTAGGTAATACAGCAGACGATGAAAAAGATTGTGTCTACCACGACGGAAACGATATGTGGAAGAAGATGCAAGCTATCATGATGCCTGATTCTACAGGTCAGCTTCAGCTTTCAATTAAATCTGATTTAAATGAGGATGCGATTGTTTATGTTGATTCTTGTGAGTGGAGCAACAACCCTTTAAAGATTAAGGGCGGGATAGATACTCAGAGTATCTACTATAGCGGTCATGCCGGATTAGGGTCTACCAATATTAGAATCCCATATTATACAACCCTTCAGCAAAATACAGATGTAGATAAACTTTTAAAGGTAGATAATTCTGCAACATTAGGTATGTCATTTACAGCAGTTAAGGATTGTATTGTTGATGCCACTTACATGGGGTGGTCCGCTAGTAGTAATACACAAAGAGGGTTTTCTTTAAATTCAACGGAATTATCAACGAGTATCGCAAGTATAAATCAAGCTGATAAGTTAGTTGTAAGTAACGGTTCCCCTGTAAATACATCTACAGGGGTTACAACCACAGTTAGAATGAAGGCAGGGGATGTTCTTAGACCACATACAGATAGTTCTGCTCTAATACTTCCAGACGCACATCTCCTTAGGGTTGTTGCTACTGAAATAAACGAAGAAATCCTAACCGCAGCAGATATCGTAAGTTCTGAAACGATGGCTTTTCAGTTTAAGGGTACGCCTGTTACTGAGAGTGACCCTGTTGGGACTTTTAATTATTACTCTGTTGGGGCGAGTGTAAACAATCCTGTTATATGTGCCACCGATACTCAGACAATTTCACCAAACAATTTAGATGGTGTTAGGTTTCAAGCCTTACCTTATGATACTGCATCTAATTGTATTGGAAGTGTTTCTCATTATAGAATACAAGTTGGTAAGGGGTTCAAGGGGATAAATACTTACTGGTATAAAGATGCTAATAGAACTACCGCCCTGAACGTACCTAACGAATTATCCATATATACAGGTACACTTAGGATTGGTGCTGCTGTTTCTTATGATGAGAAGACAGGGATAATGATTATAGATGGTAAGATAGATAATATAGGTGGGAGTAATGATAGATTACTAGGGAACAATTTAACAAATGGTGGGTCAGAGAGAATAGGTTTCTTCCACTTCCACGCCTCCAAGAACCCTGTAGTAAACGCAGTAGCTACAATCCCTCTCATTGATTACTCTTGGGAGAATGAGTTTAGTGCTAGGATTGATAACCTTACTTCTGTGTGTTCTGTAGATACTCAAGGAAAATCTTTTATAGACTATTGTACTCGAACAGCAGCGGGGCGAACTGAAGTGTTTTTTAAAGCTGGGTTCTTTACACAAGTGCCCTCCATTACGGCTACCGCCGAGGGTTCTGATGTAAATATAGGATTGCCAGTTGTAGTGACAACTACTAAAGCTACTTTTTTGACTGAAATATCTTCAAACTCAACGGATGCCGATAGAGACTTTCACATCCACGTTTCAAGACAAGGCTCCGACTACAGAGAACGAGGCTCAGCCGCAGCGATTATTGCGCAGCCTACTTGTTTTATTAAGCACGTTGAAGCGTCAGGGGTAGCGGCAGGAACTCTGCCAATAACATACACCACAAGACCCCTAAATACTTTGTCTGGGAATTGTGACGGTATTTCTTTGGTATTAGATCAAGTAACAATAGCTAATTCAGGTACGTATAAAATAAGCTTCACAGCTCCGGCTTTTTCTGGAGGTACAGGAACAGTACAGAACCATAAAGCTAAATTAGTTGGAGACCCTAACGGAACTCCATTTGATTCTATAATAGGAAGTACGGAGTATGCCCACAGACTGAGCGGGGTCAGTTTAATGCAGACAAGCTCAAAAGGTTCTGACGAGGTGGTTATCTCTGGGTCAACCGAGTTTGAACTACAACATAGGTGTGATGTTGCTGCACCTTCCGATGGTATGGGGACTCCTTCCTCCTACGGAGATAATGAAATCTACGCTCAACTAGAAATAACAAGGATACGATAAATGAAATTAGTAACACTACTAATATTTTTAGTAAGTCTAAACCTTCAGGCTCAAGACATTCCTTCTTGTGGATTAAATACCCATGAGGATATTGATGCGTGTACATTGGAAGATAAGCTTCCAATGCTCCTTACTAGGCTATATCCTGACCTAAGATATAAGTCACTTGACCAATACAATATGGCTGACCCTTGTGACCCTCTCACTATCGACGATGAAGAGACAGAAGAGATAGAAGTTTGCCCAGTATGGGAACCTAAGAAGGACTCATTCACATACCTTGAGCAGACTTATGATGCAGATAACAATCCAGAGTTATCATTCTTCGATAGACTTCAGATGCTAGACAAGCCGATTATTGGTGTATTTGAATCCGATCTAGCGTCTTGGAAATTAGTTCAGAAAGATGATCTTGACTTTAAACTCTCAATCAAGGATATGAAGCATTTCAGACGTAGAATGGTTAAATGTGGATTTAATCAACCAAATATGGCTCTTCTTAAAAAGAAGATAATTGAAGATAAAGATATCCTTAAAAGAGACTGTTTAAACAGTCACACAGCCGCTATTGAAGCTGAAGATGCTTCAACATCAGCTAGAGCAGAAATCCTAAAGGATATTAAGTTCGCTAACTCAGTACAAGTGGATTTCATTATGCTTATGAGGTCTGGAACTAAGAATCCTGCCAAGAATAAGAGACTCCTCACTAAACTGAGCACCATAAAATCCCTGTTAGATGTAGGTGATATTGAAAGTGCTAGAGATGAAATGAGCGCATTAACTACAAATGCTGACCTTAGCCAAGCAGCTAAGGATATGGTACTATCAAAGCTGAATAGCTATTTGGGGCAGTAATATGGAAGAAGAAATCGTAAAGAAACGCAGACTTAGAGATAATCCTGCTGTGGCTGCCGATTACGCCGCTGCTGCAAAGACAGACGAATTAGGCTTAACTAAGAAATCAAAATCAACTTCTTCTGGAAGTGGTAAATCTGCCGCCGTTGCCGGAGCTTCTAGTTTAGCTCAAGGTGGCTCTCCTGCTGATGCAGCTTCTGGTGCAATGATAGCTTCTGGGAATCCTTATGCGATTGCAGGAGCTCTAGCAATTCAGACCTTATCTGCTCGTAGAAAGAGACTAGATGCTGATAATATGAACCAGTATAAAGCTGATGTTAGTAAGAAACAGAGAGTTGCTGATATGTTGTCAAGAATGGCCCAACAATCATCTAATCTAGGACTCGCATAATGAGAAACGCTGAGGAGCTTATTGAAGAGATTCGATTCAATACGAATAATATTGACAATAATCGGTTTACTGATGCTTCTATAATCCGCTTTCTTAACTCAGCAATAAGACAGATACAAAGGGTAATTTTTACCTCTAATCCAACTGCTGAACAGTTCTCAAAGGTAAAGACTTATGAGCTCGAAACCTCGTCCCAAGAGGAAATTATACTCAAGCTTCCTGCAAACATCTACGCAACAAACGCCGTTACCAGTATTTATCCAGTTAGACAGGACGGACGAAGACGGGAACCACTTGTACGCATTGACGAGCGTGAACACCTTTATAAGTCCGGTTATTTCATTAGGGATGATAAAGTTCATCTTTCTACAGGGGCGTTGGGGACAAGTACCCATTCAGTAGAAATCGTTTACACGGTCAAGGTATCGGCACTTACTTCAATAACTGATGTACCTAATCTACCTGATACAGTAGAGGACTTTTTGACATGTTTTTCAGAGAGAAAACTTCACTATGTTGACTCTTCTAAAGCAGTAGCTGATTCCAATGTATTTACTAAAGAAGAAAAGACTGACATAGCTTCACTTTTCGCCAATAATAATAAATCAATAAAATATCCGGCTGTTACGGACGATACTTACACTAACTACTAGGGACCTATGCTAGAGAAAATCTACTCATTCGGTGGTTTAGACTTAAGAAGCTCTGATATTAACAGAGAAAAGAACAGGGCTTCTGATCTTCAAAATGTTGTATTGACTTCTACTAGAGAGCTCACCAAAAGAGATGGGTATGCAGAGGATATAGCAGCCCTACCTTTCCCAGTATTAGACACCCTAGAATATAGAAAGACTAGAGAGCTCCTACTAATGTCCCCTACAGGACTTAGAAAGAAAGACGGAGCAACTACAAAATCAGTCAATTTCGGTGCTACTTCTCCTCCTACAATAGCTTGGGAAGGAATTGATTACACCGAATACGCAAATACCTTATATTTTACTGATATTGGTGGAGTAAACGAACTGTTTAAATATGATGGATACATGCAATATCGTGCAGGTATGCCTCAACCAATAATAGTATCTACTGCCGGTGGCTCTGGTTATTACTATAGAGTGGCCTTCTACCATATCGACCTTCAAGGGAACATAACTTGGAGTGACTATGCCCAGATAAATGATGAAGGTGCTAACTTAGCCTTTACATTCGAAACACTATCCCACCCTGATTATGATGGAGGATTCCATACTAAGTACGGGAACTCTGATGGGGTTAATACAGTAGACTCTGTAACTCTAACTATCCCTGTATTGGGAGGCCATAATTACGTGGCCGGAGATTGGATAAGAGCACTTAATGACCAAAACGAGTTTATTCCTCTTGAGATAGATTCTGTTTCAGCAGGGCCGGACGAGATAACATTCACATCGGATTCAGTAGGCACACATACCTTTAATTATGGGGCTGCTGAGCCACTAGAGAGAAGAACATTCTTAATGATTTCTAGGTCTACTGATGCCACTTTTGGGTATAAAGTAGACAGCTATGTAAATGTAAATAGTATCAACATAACTCAGGCTACTGCTGCTACAGGAGCATCACTAGCTTCGGATATTCCGTTAAATGATGTGTATGATACTGGAATTGTAAGGCAATTGCCTCCTAGATGTAAATACATTACCGTTTATGGTGGAACTACATTGGTGCTAGGAAACTACGCCAATACTAAGGACCTTCAGCCTGACCTTCAGAATACGACTCCTCAACAAGGCTCGTCTATATTCTGGTCTTCAGTATTCTCAGAGTTCGGTACTTCAGTAGAGAACTTCCTACCCTTTTATAGAGAAATAGTGGGTAAATCTGATGAAGGTGACGTTACTGGACTATTCGGGGCTTCTGACTCCCTAATCATTTTAAAAGAAAACCAAGTATATTATTTAAACGGTGTCCTTCAAGAACAAGCATACCGACCTAGAAGCGCACTTTCTGAGAGAGTGGGCTGTATATCCCACAGATCAATAGTGGAAGCAGAGGGCGGTTGCCTATTTATGTCTGCTAAAGGCATATATCTTGCGAAATACGGTCAGAAACCTATTGAGATTACTGATAATATTGAGCCTTTATTCACTTCTGACACAACTGGACTTGATTTAAGTAGAGTTCGTGGAGAGATAGACTACCTAAAAGAGCAGATTTACTGGTTTATTCCTGCTGCTCTTCCGGCTGACGATCTAGTTGTCATGTTTGATTACTACTATAAGGAGTGGTTTAAACATAAGGGAATCCATGCCGATTCAGGGCTAACTCTAATAAATGATGTAGAACTATATCATTGCGATGGGACTGACCTGTTTAAACGTGGTGGATTGAATGACAACACTCTAGCAATAGACGCTTTCTATGCTACGACTTGGCATCATGCCGGAGCTCCTTCTATCCGAAAGAAGTTTACTAATTTTATTGTGGCTTCTATCTCCTCCCTAGTTTGGGCCTGTAATATCAAGACCCAAGAAGATTGGACTGAGACAGATAGAACAGACGTTACTCTCGATATGACTGGAAATAATAAGGTAGACGATAAGAGAATCAACATAACTCAATGTAAGTCACTTAGGTTTATCCTAGGAAATGCCAATAAAAACGAGAGTTTGTTTCTATCAGGATACGAATTTGTAGTGGAAGGAACTCAAGAAGACCCTAAAGGTGAGTCGTGAGATTCGGTGAACTCATAAGAGAATTTACTGAAGATAACTACGGACGACTCGTAGACCTACTAAACACTGGACTGACTAAGCTTACCTTAGGTGAGAATATGTCTGGACAGATCACAGAAGTAGTCTTACCTGCTGACGGAACCGAAATAGCTGTACCGCACAGCTTGAAAGAAGTACCTAAATATAGGATAATTGTAAGGCAGAATGGAGCCGGTCTTGTTATTGATGGGACTAAGGAATGGACGGACCGCTATATCTACTTAAGACTAGCGAATTTCAACGCAGCCATACCTTCTCAAAACGTAAATTTTAATGATTATATAGATGCAGTACCTACTGGAATTGCAAATACTTTAACCGTTCCGGCTAATACAGGAACACTAACAAATGAAGAAGTTACCGTTAAGGTACTAATAATGAGAGGATAATATGTCTGAAGATTTTGAACGTTCTAGGGTTGAGTACAATGCTCACAATCAGGCTCAGGCTGATAGTCTAGCTAGTTCTCAGCAAGGGTACTTAGATAGAGCGGCAGCGGCAGGTTCTTCTGGGAATATGACGCTGTATAATGATTCATTAGGTTCTGGACAAATGGCCGGACTTAGTGCTGCTGAAAACCTATATGGAATGACTTCTCCTGAAATAGGAGATGAAACCTCTGATATTATCAATCGTAGAAGACAAAGGTTAGAAGGAAATTCTCCTGCTGATACTCGTCTTAGAGAGCAGAGAAATCGCCAAGTAAGAATGGCTAGAGCCGGTGGACGTAGTGCCGGAGAACAAGAATCAATCAAAAGAAAAGCTGAATCAGATATTGCAGATGTTGGGTACGCTAGAGAAGGTCAAGCCCTTACTGACTACCAAAAACTTATCGGAAATCTAATAAGCGGTACTTCCCAGATGGAACTAAGTCACATGGGCTTAGCTACTGCCTCAGAAGATATTCCAGTTCCGAAGTCAGGCGGTAACGGATTAGGTTCTGTTATTTGTACTGAGCTGTTTAAACAAGGCTACATGGATGAAGAAACTTACGAACTAGATAAAGCGTATGGGGCTAGAGTAATAGCCGAAAGACCACACGTTTACATAGGTTACAGATTTCTAGCTAATCCTGTAGTAAGATTGATGCAAAAGAGTCCTACATTTACTAAGCTTATAAGTCTCCCCGCAGGGAGTTGGGCTGAGCACATGACAGGCAAAAGAAACGTATTTGGTTCTATTATCTCCCTTGTGGGAGAATTTGTTTGTGGGACAATTGGTAAACATATCGGAGTAAAATGTGGAAATGTATGAGCCTAAAGAGAAGAAGAACTTACCTCTAGCTTCTGTAAAGATGAAGGAATCACTTGTCCGTAAGAAGATGGGTGAGGCCAAGAAGAAAAAGAAGAAAGGTCCTGCCGATAAGAAAGAACAACTAAAATACTTTCAAGACGCTTATAAGAAGAGTCCTACTAAGGACCGTAAACGTCATGTAGAAGAATATAAAGACTATCTTAAAAAATACCCTTCGGAGTAATAATGCCTGAATCAATAGAAGATATTAGAAATAGCTCTAAGAATCTTATGGATTCTTTTAAGAAAGATAGACAAAAGAGAAAGGATGCGAATCTTCTATCGGATAAGTCTAATCCTTTTAAGGACAATGAGCAGCCGACACCTAAAACAGGTTCCGATGCCTCTATAAAGAAAGAGCTACTCAAGAAGAAACTAAGTAGGGCTAGGTCTAATGCTCCTGCTGAAGTGGCTGACGGAGTTACTCCTTCTCAAGTAGCTTCATATCCTAAATTGGCTCCTGCCGCTTCAGAGTCTAAGGCTCCTGTAGTATCTGCGCCTAAAGTTGGTCCTGCTGATCTTTACTCTTCAGAATCTCCTGATGCTCCAGAAGCTCAGGGTACAGGATATAACCCTACTGATTGGGCCGTAATTGGTGCAACTCCATTACTCATGGGTTTACTTATGGGGAATATGGGAGATGCCTTTGACGTAACATCTAAGGGATTACTCGATTATGAAAAAAGAAAATATGATGAAGGTATTGCCGATAAAGCTGCTAAAGCTAAAGGACGTACTGCCGCTTCTACTGCTCAAGCTAAACTAGATGCTGCCACTCTTAAATATAAAAGAGATTGGATGGTTGCCGGTCGTAAGATGGGCCATCAAGGAACTATGCAAGAAGGTAAGTTTGGACAACAAGAGAAAATGGAAGGAATTAAACAGGGTGGTAAGTCTGCTCTGATAGATAAAAAACACGGTAATAAAACTATACTGCAATTACTAGGTGAGGAATATAAGGGCGAGAGACTAGACAAAACTTTAAAAAGTAAAGAATCTATGGCCTCAGGTAAAAGGCAGCACGACTTTAATATTCTTGGAGAAAAACAAGCCTTCACTACTCAAAGAGATGCTACTAAATTCGAAAATCAACAAACTAGAGATAATGCTAAGTACAGACAACAGTTCAACCTTCTCGACGAGAAGAGTAAAAATGCTCTTAAAGTAGCTGAAGTAAAAAATAAAGGTACTGGCAAAGAAAGATTTGTAAAAGTAAGTCTTGCCAATGGAGAAATTGGTACATGGAGTAACCTTCATGGATTAGTGGACAACAACACTAAACAACCTATAGATTCTTCGGGGAAGAAACTGTATCAGCCTTCTGACCCGAATCAATTTAAAGATAAGTTGGTTGTTAAGAGGGAATCAGATGCTCTACAAGGTAAACAAAACCAAATTAAAGAACATGAAGGAAGACTTGTTCTCGTAGATAAACGAGATGGTTCTATGACTAAGCTTACTGATCTTAAAGGATACTCTAATAAAGAGAAAGCCGGAGCAGTTACTTCAGTCGATAAGTTTAAATCAAGTCTTAAGAAACTGATAGAACAACAAGAAACTTCACTCAGTTTCTCGAATGCAATTGAAACAAATAATCCTGTCTCTGATGCCGCTTCAATCATACGATTGGCTAAAGGTACTCAAGGTGGTGGTGTTCTGACTGATAGAGATGTTGATAGACTAGCGGAAGCCGGTTCAATCAAGTCTAAATTACGTCAATACATAAAGAATAAGAAAGATGGGAAGCTTACTGACGAAAACAGAAGATGGATTAAAGAACTTGATTCAGCCCTTAAAATTGGAATCAAGAAAGCCTTTAAGGATAGAGCTTCTGCTGAAATATCTAGTATGCAAGGACTATCTACTATTAGTGATGCTGATTATGCTAAGGCTATCAATAGCTATGTTTCTCCTTTTGTCGGAGGTATTCAACAAGCTCAAGATAAGTACAATGGAGTTAATCCTGAATTAGATGCTGAAGAAGAGGCTATCTATAAACAGTATCCACATCTTAGGACTAAATAATGGCTGAAGACTTAAAAGAAATGAAGGGCATGTCAGAGGATGAAGCTAGAGCTAAGCTCCGGCTTATTGCCATCAAGAAAGAAAAGCAAAGAGCCGCTAATGTAGAAACCGGACAAGCCCAAAGGGAGTCTATCTCCGAACATCACTCTTCTACTATTCCTGATATTGCTAAGTCGGCTGCACAGACAGCTACTTTTGAATTTGGGGATGAAATGATTGGCAGTGTTTCTGCTGCCTACCAGAAAATAACGGGCGATGATCGCCCAATGAATGAAATTTATAATGAAGCTAGAGATGCCGTAAGACAGAATGTAGCTAATGCAAGAAGTGATACCCCTTTTGGTACATTTCTAACTGATATTGTTCTTCCTAACCCTGCTAAGTTTATTAAGTATGCTAAGGCCATGGGTCCTATTACTACTGGTATGGCTTACGGAGCAGGAGCTACCCCTTCTAATCCTATTACTGAGACAGAAGATTTTGCTACTGATGTTGGAATTGGTGGGACTATTGGGGCAGGAATGAAAGCTATAGGGTATGCCGGAGGAAAAATATTCGGTAAGCCTCAACAATCAGAGATTAAATATCTTGGAATGGAAAATACGGGACATAAGGGAGCTGAGGGAGATGTTCTAGGTATCATAGATAACCTAGAAGACTCAGTTGACCACCTTAGAAAATCAGGTGCTTTCCAAAAGGGAGCTAGAAACTGGGACTTAAATAAAAGAAAGTTCGTTATGCGTGGCTCAGGTAAGGGAAAGGCAAGTCCTAAAGGCTTACTTACTGCACCTAATACAGAGCAGACTATAAGAAAGTTCAAGTTTGCCTCCAAGAAAATATCAAAGAACATAGAGAAGAAGATACTAAAGGAATCACCTGAAATTTATGAGGGAGAGTACAGTGACGATCTTCATAAGTTAGGAGATGCTGAAAGTTACTTAGCCGGCGGTAAAAGGCGTGGGTATGGTAGCTTACAAAAGTCAGGTGTCTACGATATAGAAGACCTTAAAAGATTCAATGACAATAAGCTAATAGAGATTCAAAACGACCTTGCAGGTACTTTTAGAGGTAGAGAAGATGAAATAAATACTACAGTTAATGGTGTAGTAAATGATCTATATAACGGAAAGAAAGCCTTCACTGTTATGGATGCCCAGAAAGTAAAACAGGGAATCTATAAGAAGCTAGAAGCTAGTTACAACAAAGCTGCTAAGGGCGGCGTACCTACTTATAATGATGTTGAGGAAGCTACTCTAAAGAGAACAGCTAACTTCCTTAAGGATTTCGTTAATGATAAAGTACCTTCTGTCAAGATGGACAATCAAGATTTAGAAGCTATGTTTGCGTTTAAACACTCTACTTCTAAGAAACAAGCCCTACAGTATTTTGGTGGGGACCAGACAATGAGGGAAGTAGGCCAAGGCGGTATGTTCAATAAAGGTGTTAGATTAGCCGGTGAACTATATGACCCACTTAGACCATATACTGCTAAAATAGGTAGAACATACGACAAAGCTAAGGGAATACCTTATGCTCGTCCTTATATGGAGGGAGCAGGTTCTTCCTTAGGTGGAAAGATGATGGGAAGACTAAGTGATATGGAAGCCCAAGAGATGAAGGCCAGAAACGAGCCGGATAGATTTGGAAGGAGTCCAGACTCAGTAGGTAGATCAATAGATGAAGCTGCCGAAGAGGTAATGAATACTCCTCTTCCTAGGGATGCTCAAGAGATACTAGACAACCCTAAACATATGCTTATGAAAGTGGCTCAGCAAATGCCTGACCAATATGACCAAATAAACCATATCTTAACTAAGCGTCCGGATTTATTCAGAAAGACTCTTCCAATGCTTGTAAACATGATGCCAGAGTTGTTTGAGCTTGATGATTATAATAGAGTAGATGGAAAGATAATGGACCCTAACCTCAGAACAAAGGCAGAGCAAGACCTATGGAAAAGAGATGATATTCCAGTTGAGGCTAAGGTAGAAATCAACGATATGTTGAATAAGGATGGGAGCTATCCTCTATGAAAACAGAACTATTTGAATCGGGGAAACCCTCAGAATTAAAGATTAAGCTTGATTCTCTTCTAAAAAAAGGGACAATACATCAAGTAGTACATACCAATCAAAGAGGAATCTATTTAATAATTTGGATTCCGAAAACAGGAGCGAAGAAATGAGTGAAGCAGCAAAAGAAGATTTCAAAAAAGAACTATTAGAGATGGCTAAGAAGCGTGGACTTGACCTAGCTGAAGATGCAGCCGGAGACTTAGCTTCTCTAGCGTTAGATGTTGTAGGTTCTATAATCAAAAAATCAAGCAATACATATGACGACCTTGTTTGGGCCGCTGTTGAAGGTAAAGCAAGAGAAGTTCTTGCAGACCTAGTAGACAAGATTGACGGAGAAGAAGGATAACATGTTAAAATATATCCTCGGAATAGTTATTGAAAAACTAATATCGGCTATCTCCGAGGCTATTTCTGATTACATGAAACTTCAAAAACTCAAGAAAGAAAAGAAAGCCGAAGTCAAAGAGGTATTGAGTGAGAAAGACCCAGTTGTCAAAGCTAAGCGTATTACTGATCTGCTTCGTTCTAGTTAGTTGTTCTTCTTGTAAGGATAGCTTTAACTGGAAGCCATCTCCCTATGTAGGAGATAGTTTAAACAGTCAGATAGTTAGAGGGGACGGAAGTACCCTTAGCTGTAGTGAACCAAGATTCAATAAAATAGTATGTCTCGATGAAAAGGATATTTCTGATCTAGTTATCGAAATCTCCCAACATAGCAAGAAAGCCGGCAAGAAAGCAAAGAAGATGCTAGGGCGAGTAAAGGAATTACAGAAAAAATTAGAGTAAACCTATAACAAGGATTACAAATGAAGCTACGGAAGGCTTTAAACATACCCGATTGCCATATACCATGGGAAGATAAGAAAGCCTATGGAATCATGCTCCTGATAGCTCAGGACGTAGATGCTAAATATGGACTAGAAGAGATTAATATCATGGGAGACTTTGCTGACTTCCATGCTATCGGACTTCATCCTACCATGCCTAGAGCTATGGATTTAAAGATAGGAATTAAGGACGAAATCTACGCTGTCCACGAACGTCTAAAAGAACTCAGAAAATTATTCCCAAAGTCAAGAATTAACTATATTGAAGGAAATCACGAATGGCGGTTGCTTCGCTATATAGTTAAGAAATGTCCGGAATTGTTTGACCTTTATACCCTGCCCGAGGTGTTACAATTCGATAAATACGATATAAACTATATACCGTATGGTAAAACCCAGTTGCATCGTTGCCTCGGGACTACTGACCTAGGACTCCGACACCAACCGTACAACATGGGGAAAAATTGCGCATCAGGAACGGCGCATAATAAAGCTGTCTCTCTGGCCTTTGGCCATACCCATCGGAAACAGTCCTACACGTTCAGGGATGCTCTAGGGAAGGAAATTTCTTGTTACTCATTGGGGTGGTTAGGTGATCGCCTAGCCGCTCCCTTCGACTACATGGACTCAGATAACTGGGGCCAAGCAATTCAGATAGTGACAGCTATCGGAAATGAGTGGTGGGAAGATACCATAGATATCAAAAATCACAAAGCGGTTTATGATGGCTACTTCTACGAAGCCTAGTTGGAAGAAGTTAAAGAATAAATTAAGAGAGAATAGTGAAGAAGATGGGCCCTTCCAAGACGGCGAGTATGAAGAGCCCGAAGACCTTACTCCACCAATTGAAGAGGACTAGCCTTAGCTTCTCTCATAATCTCTTCTGGAGAGTTTCTTAAGGTAGTAAGTTGATCTAACTTAACTGCTATCTTAGAAAGCATCTGAGACACAAATACCTGTTGTTCTTGAGCTGTAATCATCTCATTATTAAGTACGATGTTTAAACAATGCCATATAGCTACACTAGACTTTTCATCAAGACGTAGTTTAAACATTACATCATCTCTGGCCTCTTTACCTTTTAACTTTTGTTGCTTCGCTACCTTAGTCATTACTTCCATTAGGTAGGCAACATCTGCCGGCTCTGGTATCTCTTCACCAATAACCATATTGATACATTTAATAGTAGCGTAGAGGTGGTGGTTACAAATATCATCAACGGTGATAATTGCAGTTACGTTATTTTCCGACTTCGTCATTTAGTAGCTCCTCTACTTTAATAAATCCCTTGCTCTTCTTACTGATCTTTAGTGCTGTCCTTAAACTAGGGTTACGCTGTCCTTGCACATACTTATAGATAAGTACATGATCTACATCAAAATACGCTCCTGCCTTACGGTAGGATAGATTCATCTTTGCCATAAAATCATATAGTGTCATTAATTTCCTACCTGCCTTCCATTAACTTTTACGTTTTCTGGCTTTACGTTCATTCTATCTGAGTAGAGAATTATAATTTGTATAGCCATCGTCTTCTCGTCCTCCGTAGCTCCATTAAGGTCTATTTTTAGGTCCATATCATCTTCACATTCTGTTATCTTAATAATTGCTGTCATTCTTTCTCCAAGAAAAAAAGAAAGGGCCCGAAGGCCCAATCAATTAAATATCATCTGCTCCGTATTCTTCACTTGAAGAATCATCATCAGAGGGTAACTCGCCAAATTCATCAGAGGCATCTGTACGTCCACCGAGTTTTGTTCCGTCTGATACTTTTTGAACATTAACTAAATTAAAGCTAACTCCCTTCTTACCTTGGAACTCCCATGGGTAACAAGTAACAGAAGCTCTAGCGATACAACCGGCATAAAATTCCGATTCATCAATAATTGGTTGTCTCTTCTGGTCTACAAGGCCGGGTTGATACAGTGAGCCGGCTGATACGAATGTCGTATCTTCGAAAGTAGGATACTTTTCTAAGTCCTTCTCATTCCCATCTCTAAATGGTGTCTTAAAAGGCTTTGGAACCTTTCCCCATTTACCAACAGCACATTCTCTAACCATGTCCTTAAGTGAACTTAGGTCAGTGTCATTGTCAAATACCATAACAACGGAATACTTTTCCTTTCCGTTAAATTCCTTAGGTGAAAATACCGCAGGAAATGAGGCAGTAAAGTTAGGCGTAATCTTTTTAGTAACATCAGTCATTTTAGTCTCCGAGTTAAATGTCTGTAAAATCTTCCTCAATTTGAGGACGTATTTCTGCTCTCTTGTCCGTAATTGGTGCAAGAGTAGTTCCTGTTTCTGGTTTGAAAGTGTGTTCGCTCACAGATTCTTTCCCTATGATCTTCTCTAGTTTAGCAGGTGTCAACAGCTTCTTTTCAAAAAGTTTATCTCCCATAATGTCCTCAAACTCTTCAACGACTAGGGATTCATCTTTCCACTTTCTATTGGCTTTCTTCTTAACAAGTTTAAACCCACTCACTGCAAAACCATTTTCCGCTTGCTTATGAGCATGTGTTCTAACTGCTTTAATCCATCCCTCTAACATACTAGATGAAGCAAGGACCTTTCCTATTTCATCCGGTGTTAAGCTATCAGGCTTAGGTAATTCAATCTCTACATCATCAAAATCAGTCTTGGCTACTGCCATGGCTTCATCCTTTAACTTCTTACAGAATCCGGCTGCCTTACAGAATTTACAATGTGAACCTGCTTCAGCGTAGTCAGAGTATAGAACTTTTTCATCCCCTGCTTCAGCTATGGCCTCAGCTCTTTTGACTTCTGCAACAGCATTTTTAAGGTCTGTCTCCCAAGCCATTAACTCACCTACAGAAATCTCCCAACTTCTAATAGGTCCCTTAGGATGATTAGCTCTTGGTTGAACGATAGTCATTTTGACTGTCTCAACGTCCATATCCTTAACCATTCCTAGGGCGTAATACATAAGCTGAGAGTTATGTTCTGCATCTACCGCAAGACCTTGACCATACTTGAAGTCAATTACCTCTAAGGTTTTAAAAGGCTTATAGATAGCGCCATCATTAGTACCAAACATAGAAGGGTCAATATGTGAAAGATCAACTCTCTCTTCAATATAAACTTCCGCACCTTCTGACCTCTCATTGATATAATCAACATACATCATACAGTGTTCAATCATTACTTCATCAATGTTGAAGCCGTTTAAACTCTCTGGTACTTCCTCATTACGAAGAATCATCTCGCAAACTTCGTGGGCTACTGTACCCTCTTCAGCATAAACCGAAGTTGTATCCTCAATCCCTTCAGCTAAAGGAATAGAAGCCGGACAAGTCATCCACCTTGAAGCCGATGAAGCCCCAAGAACACTGTGAGCCCTTTGGCTGTGATCTATTTCAGACATTTTTCACACTCTGCAATTACAGAAGAAAATTGATCTTCGGTAAGTTCACCAGACTTAGCAACTCCAAATTCCTTAAGGATATCATCAGCTACATTACGTCCCTTAAGCTTCCATACTTTAACTAGAGCTTCCTTTACTTCTGAAAGGGAGACAGGCTCAGAAGTTCCTTCCTCAAGAATATCATCTTTGACAATAGTTTCTGTTTCTGGCTTAGCTGCTTTCTTAGCAGCAGGTTTCTTCTTAGCAACTTTTTTCTTAGTCTTCTTCTTTGCTTCTTCGCCTGTCGCAGGGTCCTTAACTTTACCGTCTTTTGTCTTAACATCACCACCCTCCACAACTTCATCAATCTGCTCTACCTTAGGCTGTAAACCTAAACCTTGAGCTACCATAATCTTAGCGTTTCTTAGTGCCTCATTCTGGCACTCATGTTCTTCTACTGTAAAAGTCATCTCTAACTTTTCACTCTCGTAGTTTCCTAAATTTTTGTTTCTTGAATAAGTAATCACATTTAATTGCATTGTCGCCTCCTACAAAGCTTCTTTTAACACCAACATTTTTTCTGTTAGTGCCTTGGTTATCATCTCATCTTCCACACTACCCATGATTCTATGAATCACACATTTATGCTTCTGACCTATTCTATGTATTCTTTTTTCTGCTTGTGCATTTTGAGCCGGAACCCAACTCAAGTCATTAAATACTAAGTGTCTGGCGTTTGTCAACGTTATTCCTGTTGAACCTGCACCAATAGTTAACACCATGAAATCTAATGCTCCACTCTGAAATTCATCAACGTATTCTTGTCTCTTCTCTATTGATGTATTTCCATTAATAGTTCGGCCATTAAACTTTTTCTCTAGTGCTACTCTTAAAGTAATTGCGCTGTTTAAATGGTCTGTAAAAATAATTATCGGCCCCACCCCATCATCAAGAAGTCCTTTAACATATTCATGCGTGTACTCCGCTTTAAGCCTTGCCGACTCTGACTTACGAGTAGATAGATGCGTTTCTTCAGAACCAATATTATGCTTAGTCCAAGCTTCTTTAAGTTGTTTTTGTCCATGATTTATCCTTAACGATATGTCCTTACGAATAAGGTCAGGTAGGTCTATAGCTTCTTCAGTTAATCTTCTTAAGTATTTCCCCTTCTTAATCTTCTCTAGCATAGGGGCGTTTTTTAATCCATGCCACTTTCTGATTATCTTTCCTTTCATCTTGAACGAAGTACATAGGGAGAAAGTAGTATTGAAGTGAAATTGATTCTTAAAGAAATAGTCAACCGCATAACCATTAGTCGGCTTCTTTGTATAAGAACATAAGACTAAAGGAGAAAACCATTCAATCACCCTATTCTCAATTACTGTACCCGATAACCCTACGAATCTTTCAGAAGATGTTTCCTTCAAGTTCTTATGGAAAGACTTACTCCTTCTTGAGCCCATAGTCTTAACATATTGAATCTCGTCACCAATGATAAAGTCAGCATGTTTAAACGCATAATTAGCAGGTCCCTTATGTAGTTGAGAGTAAGGCATAATCAATACGTCCCACTCTCCATTAATATGATCTGTAGTAGTGGAGGAAGTAAACTGTCTTATGTTTAACTTCCTCTTAGAGAATTTAGTAAACTCATTAGTCCAGTTGTACTTAAGGTAAGCAGGGCATACCACTATAATTCTTTTGCTCTCAGTTATTAAAGCCGCTGCAATAGATTGGTAACTTTTCCCAAGGCCCATATCGTCACCATTAATTGAATAATGATGATTAAGGATATAAAGAATACCTTCGATTTGATGCTTGTAGGCTTCTCCATTTACTACCTCTGCTAGTTTTTTCACTTCTTAGATATCTCTCGGAAACACTCTTTACAGAACTCATCCGTTGCTTCAAATCCAGTGGTAAATCCTCGGTACATTATTAAAGTAGGGAAAGCAACTAGTACCCCCAGAATAACTGGGAGTATAGATAGAACCACCACCATTCCTACTAATACATAATTAATTAATTTCATATCTCATCCTCGTTATATGTTTCGGGTACGAAGTACCGTTTAAACTGTTCGTATTCTCTCTTCGATCTTCCGTCTATATAAACTTGTTGTCTCTTGAGAACGGCTTTCCCGAAGGTGAGGATTTTCTCTTCTCTAGGAAAATCTCCACTCCACAAAGCTCCATCCAAGCCAACAGAAGCCAAAGGCTTAATGTCAGCATCAAAAAAATAACGGAAAGCTTCATCCATACATTCGGCAAGAGAAGACACAGCACTATCGTACTTATCACTATTGCACTCGATATAAATAGCATCATGCAAAGTGAGGATAACTTTAAGACCTCTGTCCTGAGCAAGTCCAACCGCTCTACGCATAATACTACTTCCGAATCCCTGTAAAGGGACGTTTGCCACTGATCTTGCATTTCGATTGTCTCCCCACATGTACCAACCGCAAGGCAGCTTCATGTGTTTATCTCGTTTATATTGTGCCGCTAAGTTCATACTCCATCGGTAATATGTTCTATAGGCTTTATTAAATTTATCTACTAACCTCTGCGCTTCATCTTCATCTACCTTTCTTCCTAAATCGGCTGTCAATTTGTTAGATAGTCCGTACTTAGTCATTCCGTAAGAAATACCAAGGGTAGTTGATTTAAACATGTCCCTTATCTCTTCATGGTCCTTTCTCTCCCCGTCCATTGGGACGGCTCCGGCCAACTTAGCCAGATGGAGGTATGGGTCCCCAGACTGATATGCTTGCAACATGTTTCTATCCCCTGAGAGGAGAGCTGCAAGTAAGAACTCTTGGGATTTAAAGTCAATGCCACAAACGGCTTTCCCTTTAGGGGGTACACAGAGACTTCGCATCCAAGCAGATTTAAGGAAAAGGAATCCCGTAGCCTTAGGCTGACTTCTAGCTGACTGAGCCCCATAGATTCCAAAATATGGTCTAACTCTTCCATCCGAACCAACAGAATCCCAGAAGGAGTTTTTAGATGTAGGCGAAAATCCGTTAAGATTTTGCTTAAGTGTGAGATAGCGCACCATTTGTGCTCCGAGGTTATCCTTTGGATAGTCATGTTTGAAATCAAAGTATTTCTTGAAGGCATCAAGGGATAGAGAATCCATCTTCGTATCTGTCTTAAGCCAATGTTTAAACGGGAGGGTTTTAATCCATTCTCTCGTCCTAACGTGCGACCAACTAAACGTTCTGTCCTTCTTCTTAGTGAAAGGTTTAATGTCCGGAAACAACTCATTAATCTCATTTTGAATCTCCCAAAGGATAGAAGGAACCGATCTTGAAAAGGCTTTAGTCTCTTCTAGTCCTATCGGGTAACCTTCCGACTCCATTACGGCAGTTCTTGCCGCATACTCTCCACGTAAAAGCATCTCTTCCTTAAGTGTTTTAAGTAGGGGTCCCTTCCTTAACAATCGTATGTACTCTTTCTTCTCGGCTTCTAGTAGCAGTGGAAGGTAGGCAATATCTGACTCATTATAGGCAAGTATGTCTGCCTTATTCTCTTCAATCAAAGCATAGTCACCACTAATGATGATATCTCTAGTGTGGTCTTTGAAATCAGTATCTATCTGCTTACCGAGTAGTTTAAACGTACCAGCCGCTAGGTTATGTTGAGGCTTAGAGAAGTTAAACTTCATCTTATCTTGCTCAGTCATATCCCACTTATTCATAGGTGGCTTAGTTTTCTTAACTCGCCCATCAATAAGCTGACTTCCGTACATTAATTTATGGTTGTGATTAGTAAGGCATCTATACTCTAAAAATAAGTCGTAAAATTTGCACTTAATCGGGTCTATGCCAAGAGCTAGAAAGCATCTTGCTTCAGCAGTTACAGCCCAAGCAACAAATATGTACCCTTCCCTTATAAGAATATTTATGTGGCCTCGTAGTTTATTTCTCTCTACTAGATCATCATGTAACCAATAAGATATTCCTTCTTGTAGGTTTTCGTCTTTAGTAGTCGTTAAAGAACAACTTACTAGGGTAGGGTGTTTCTCCTTCGAGTCAAAGAACTCGAAGTCGATAAAACAATATTTCTTTCCGCTCATTTTAGTCCTGTTAGTTACTGTTTAGTTTTCTTTGCCCATGTTGTGTGTATTGCTTTGGTCAACACTAGCACATATTTATCTTCACTTTCAAATATTAAAATAGATTCTTTTGTTCTGTATCCGGCAAAGCAAGGTTCTACTAATGCAGAAATAATTCCCTTACCATTACAAGCGTTTAACATTCCACTACCGCCATGTTTAGAACTGATAGTTTTTACCCCATCATCTCCACGCTCAACAAAACCATATTCTTCATTAAGGATGTCCGTAAACACATCACCAAACTCATTGTCCTCTTTAGTAGAAGTTCTAGTTACTAATACCTCAACTCCCTTAGCTCCTTCTTGAGCATCATTGAAATGCAATAGAACGGCATGAGTACAGCCTTTACCTTTAAGCTCTTTAGCTACTGATGAACATTCATGTCTATAGCCACCAGACCTAGGACGAAATACGATCACAGACCTTATATTTAATTCGTTTAAACGTGCTTGCACCTTATTCGCTATCCTGCTGTTAAAGGTCCACTCTTGTTCGCCAAGATAGTTTCTAGCTCCCTTGTCCCTTTCATTGTGTCCAACAACTAAACCTACAACGGGCCTTACGTAACCCTCTTCGCTTAGATCAGGTATCGGTGTTTCAACAACTACCGGCTTAGTCTCCTTCTTCTTAAATATTCTCTTAATCCATCTCCATAATCTCATTCTATATTCTCCTTAACTTTAATTGTTATCTAGTATAATTCTCTCTGTAATGAGATTTTTACCCTACATCTAGTATAATTGGTCTAAATTCTCACCGTAGGGAGATTATCGGGATTCTCTCTAATTGTTCGGGATTTTATCCTTATTCTTAAAGTATTCACGGGCATACTCGTCCATTCGGTCGTACAAAAAACAAGAGTAACACGACTCAGATATATCGCAATCACAGTTCCTTGTTTGATATTCCTTCCAATCGCAAATAAAACCGTGAAGCTCTTTGTTAACCTTCTCAGCCTTCTCTAGTTTATTGGCGAGGGACCCATTCTTTTTATGTAACATTTTAATGTCAGTAAGCTGTCGTGACATAGTTTTGTTACACTCATCTATTTCTTTTTGTCGGTGGTTCCAAGCACATTCAAGCTCTGAGATATGCCCCTCAAATTGTGGTAGCCAATCTTTTTTATTACTTAACCACTCTTCAAACGTTTCTTTACTCATCTAGCTCTCCGAATAGTTCTTTCTCTACATCTGCATAATTTCCGTACTCAGTCATGTAATGTTTATTAAACGCTTCCCTTAATTCACTAGGAGTTATCTCAATCTTAGGCTCTTCTATCTCGTAGGTTAGGGTTGCAGAGATATATCTCTTTGGAATATTTACTTCACCCTTCAATACTGCGAACTCCCTAAAATCGTTACCCCTAACCGTAGGTGGAACCCAAACCTCTATCGTTTTAGTTTTCATATCTCTTCTCCAATACCTTTCCGTACTTCTTAAGCATAGCTCTAGCGTTTAAGCGCTTTCTTCTTATCTCTCTATCAACCATCTCAGGGTCAAAGCGTCCGTAAGGTGCTGAGACTCTCATGTAATTATTCTCTTTTATTTTCTCTAACTTATTTATCGTTAGATACTTGAGATTACTAAACTCTGATCTTGTCATATGTCCAACTCATCTAGGTCAATCTCTTCTAAGGCCTCCGGCCTATAGTAGTCAGAGGGTTTAAACGACTTAGTTTTATTGTTAGCCTTCCCTACGATTGACTTATCCTTATATTGGAATGTTTCGATGAAATGCTTGAATGAACTCCAAGACGGAACTCCCTGCCTATTGGTCTTGTCCTCTTTCCAATCATAGCAGAGCTCTTTGAACTCATAGGTATCTGCTTCTCTATTAAGAACTCTCTCCACAACCATTCTATTGAAGCCGTTTAAACTCTCTACTACGTCCTTCCAGAATGTTCCACCCTTGTAACAAAGATCATAATTATGTGGGTTATGTCTTGATTTATGGAGAACGTAATGTCCTAGGTGAGCAAGAAACTCTAATTGCTTAGGTCCTAACTTATCCTCTGACATAGCAAGAGTATCAAGAAAGTTTCTTTCCTTAGGTGTAAAATGATCGTTCATCTTTTCGTGTGTAAGATCAACTTGCACGACTCTTCTCTCATCATATTCTACGTGAAACTTATCAGAAGGATTTGAGCAAAGGATATAAGAAGCAAATTGCTCCTCACTTTCCTTAGTCTGCTTATGCTTCTCATTATATGTTACCATAGTATTGATTAGCTTCTTTCTTAACTTGTTGCCATCAAAAGAACCTATTTCAGTATCATCATCAATACCTACTACTCGTTTGTTCTTGAGATCAGCATTAAAATCGGATACAACTCCATTAAGAGCTAGATAATAGTCACCTACTACGGCCATCATGGTCTTCATAAAGATAGTCTTACCGTTACCTCTATTCCCACGAAGGACTAGAAAGGAATGGTGTCTACCTGTCATGGCATGGCAAAGCCAAGAAAGAACTGCCTTTCTATCTGCTTCGAGAGGAATAAGGTAAAGGAAAAACCTTTCAAACAACTCTGGTGCAGATACTAACCATTCTTCCTTGGCATCTGGAAACTCCCTTCTCCATGAAGGGGGTCTATATGTATTTAGATAAGTTAAGCTAAGCCCGTACTTTTCGCCCTTCTCCATATATTCAGCAGAATAGGCATCGTACTTGACTGTAGCTATTGGCATGGAAAGCATAAGTTTTTTACGCTCGTCCTTCTTAAGTCTGTTAATTAAAATTAGTGGGTCTAGGTCACTGACTATTTCTCTCTCACTCTTATTAAAGATCAGTATCTCCTTAATTGTCCTAGCGTTTTGAAATAGAATGTTTTGCTCCATAAAGCCATCAAGGTCTTTCTTAGCTTCACCGTCTACTTCTACTTCGGTATTCTTGGGCTTAATCTTTGGAAGTATCTTCTCAGCTAGTTCAATGTATTTAGACCTTGGCAAGGTGTTTAAACCCTCTTCTGCCACTAACTTAGGGAAGCATACTTGTATCCCTTCGTTCTTGAACTTATTGATCGAAACCCTGTCATGTCCACAAAAGATGAAGTTTGAGGACTTACTCATTCGACTCGCTAGTTTATCTACTGGTGTCATTGTCTTGCCCCTCAGTAGCCTTCATAAACTCCCTAAATCCTAGTACCAATAGTGCGCTGATAATCTCAGACCTAGCCCTCTCCCTTGTCGTGGAGTTCTCTAGCATCCTAAGTATCTTACCCATGGTTCCATCTATAGAAGCGGTTACTAGCACCTTCTTAGACTTAAACCTATCATCCATCCATCCATCCACATCAGGTTCTCCGATGTTCTCAAGTATGGTGATAATGTCCTCATTAGGTGACATAAATTCAAATTGTAATTCACTATTTAATTTTCTCATTCCGGTATTAAGCACCAATGAAAAAGAGGAGTCAATTATTATTTTAAATTATTTTAAAGTATATTATAAAAGTGCACTATTTGTTTAAACGCTGTCATTGATAACACTGTGCGCTTTACTTTTCGTTACTTGGTTTTTATACTCTTGCTATATTCGCAAGAGCGGTGGTGTTGACGAGTACTCTTTTTATACTACTACTGAATACTTCTTCTGAACTAACAAAGTACCTTTTTGTTGCTAACGTCTGCGTTATATATTATTTGAGAGTGTTTAAACATGGCAAAGAAGAAAACTAAATCACAACAGGGTAAAGCTTCAAAGAATAAGGGCAAGGTGGGAGAACGTGAAGTTGTTCACCTGCTTAAAGACTTTGGTTATGATGCTCGACGAGGACAACAGTTTCAGGGAAGTCCTGATTCTCCTGATGTTATTGCAGAAGATTTCCATGATTGTCATATTGAAGTGAAGAGAACGGAAGCCTTGTCCGTTTATGCAGCAATGGAACAAGCTAAGTCCGATGCCTCTTCAGATCAAAGACCTATTTTATTTCACCGTAGAAGTTCTAAGGAATGGTTAGTTGTTATGGAAGCCAAGGAGTTTTTGAAGCTCCTTGACTCGTTAATGATTGATTCTATCTAAAATTGGACTATGCCCGTCTTGATTAATACATACCAGACCACCGCAATTGGCACGAGAATCCAAGTTCTGTGCCAATTGATGTATCTATATGGTTTTCTCATTTGGATGTCTCTAAGGTGGTGTTGCGGGTCCATTTAGTAAATTGCCCTACCTCTTCCCCTAATGCTACTGCGTGCATTATGTTAGCCTCGAATGAATCTACTGACTTAGCTAGCTTTTCAAGTCTCTCTTCTAACTCGTTTAAACAATCTAATAGTCCGTCTCTAGTACTATCTAACTCATGGCGTAGATCGTCCCAACCAATCTCACAATTTAGCATTTTATCCCTATCCACTAATTTGATTGCCTCTTCTAAATCTTTTAATACTTCAAATTTTCCTGTACTCATATTGCTTTCCTTATTGTTTGAACCTAGAATCAAATTAGCCTTCTAGGTTATTCATTTTTTCTTGCCTCGTTTAGCCCTAGTAAGCTTAAATTACTTGCTAGGGTTTTTCTTTCTTAGCTGTTCAATGTATTCCTGCCACTCACTCTTTTGATCGTATGTCATTGTCACGGAACCTCTAGCCGCCTTTAACTCTTCTATTCTTTTGTCTACTTGTTGTGGACAATAACGTTTAAACGCCTTGTCGTCATACCGCTCAATATTTGTGTAGCCTCGTTCCCTTATCGCTAGAAGGTGAGGTAAGCTTAAGTATTTACTCGGGTTGTGTATCATCATTCCCCCTCCCTTTTCTCAGCACATGCGTTACATATGTCTACTTGTTCCCCTTCTACTATCGCTCGATATAGCTCCGTATCTGTTCCGCAATCACAACAGATTATTCTACAAAGAGTATCTACATCACTCATTATGATGCCTCTTCTTGGCTTTCGAACTCCCATTGTGCGCTCTTGTAATCGCTAGGAGAGTAGTAGAGCTCCTCATTTTCTTCTGTATCTTTGAACCTATGCCAAGAATACTCACCATCAGCCCAATTATTACAGCCTTCTTTGAAGTCTACGCTCTCCATATCAAACTGCGCTTCTAGTCCTGCGGGTAGGTTTTCTAGTGTTTCCTCATGTATTGATTCTAGGAAATTTAAGTAAGCGTTGCTTACCTCGTCATCATTTAGTCCGTTGTAGTCTTCTCTTAAGATTTGATCTAGTGTTCTCATTAATGCCTCTCTTTTACGTGGTTGGTTGTGGTGGTAATGATATGGTTCCACCCTATTCTTATGCGCAAATGTGCGCCTTCTTGTTTAATTACTTGTCCATTTACTAGCTTACCGAAGTATTCAAGGTGGACTATCTTTCCGACTATGCTCATGCTGCTAACTCCCTTTGTATGTATTCAATACATAACTCATGTAATTGTCCTAGGTGCTCATCTAGTGAAAAACAGTCATCCCACTCCACTGATAAGTTTTCTTTATCTATGTGAAGAAAACCAATGTTCGCTGCGCCACCTGCTTCTAAGCCTTCACTTGTTCCGTTGATATGAAAGATATGAAATCCTCCCTCACTGTCCTCTATTTCAAATATTGCTAGGTTTTTCATGTCTTTAAATGCGTTGAATAGTTCGTTTTTCATTGTTATTTCCTTTGCCCTTGTCGGGCGGTTATTTACTTTGGATACTTAAAAAGCTTTCTTGTAAAAAACCATTAAAACCTTTTACGCTTAAGTCCATATTGCTACTTAAAACGCAGTCATTCTTACTTGTCTTAAGTCTTTGTATCCAAGTGTTATAGCCTTTAATAGCTACCTGCTCTCCTGATATAGTCACAAAGAGGGTAAACCATTTATTTTTATTAGCTTTCCTTTCTTTGTTTACTTCCTTAATTGCAAACTCTATTTCCTGATTCATGCTATTCCCTTTGCCCTCAATTATGAGGGCGTTTAAACGTTTAGTTATTTTGTTTTTGGCGGTACTATTGTCATTGTCTTTTGACAACAAGGGCATATTGGAGCTCCATATTCTTCTAGCCACTTATTACTTAATCTTGCTGCGTATTCGGTAGCTTCACATATTGTCTTTAACATTCTAGTTGATTGCTTCTTTTTACCGCCTTCACTAGGTGAAAAGGTAGGGTGAGGATAAGCACCGATAAGATCAATTATTGCGTTTAGCTTTTCTTTAAGTTCATCTGATGCAATTGTGGCGGTCATTTTACCAGTTAATCCAATTGCTAACGCCATCTTACGGAAATTCTTTCCGTGACCTTCTTCTGTTCCAAGGATAGCGTGAATCATTTCATGAGCTACTACGTCTAAAACTCTATTGCCATCATCCATTGTTGGAGTAAGGAAAATATGTGACTTTCTATCTCCACTTACTTTTTCAGACCAACACTCACCTAATGTGGTTCTCTTAGCTGTCCCACGTCCGGTACTTGGAAAACCTACAGATATGTGGACTTGAGGAAACTTATGTTCCCCTAATACCTTGTCAGTGAATAATTCAGTTTTCATCATTTGAAGTGAATCTTGTAACCATTGTTCCCTTGTCATTGTCGTCATGTTATTTCCTTTGTTTTGTTGTTAATTAGTTAACGCTTTTATAATATAGGTGTTTAAACTATGTCAACACCTATACTAAAAAAAGTTAAATTATCTTATTCGTCACTTTCTCCCATGTGATATATAGAGACTACACCATGTTCATCAGCTAACATTTCTATCAACCCTAGATGATCTGCTACCTTTAAGTAGGTGAAAGTTATACAGCTACCCCACTCTTTAGTTACTTCAAGTATCTCTGTTAAGTGAGATAAGGAAATACTGTTATCTGAAATAGCCAATACTAGATTAGCCACAATTCTTGCGTTTGTTCTTTCTTCTTGCGTGTAAACTCTCATGTTATTCCTTTGTTATGTGGCGTTAATTGCCCTTTATCAGATAGAACAAGGTATTAACCTTATCCTATCTATAAATGATAATTACTTTATTTCTAAGCTTACTAGCCCTTTACCTTCAGAGGATAGTCTATTGATCAGGTGGTTAAAGTTAGACTTTAATTCTTGAAGATATTCTATTTCCTTAGCGTATGAAAAAGCCTTCGCATTATAATCCGTATCATGTGACAAGGTGGCAGATACTAGGTGGTTTTTTCTAGTAGAGCTTTCCGAGTTTAGAAGGTTAGATATTGTGGTTAATTCTTTTCTTGAGAGGCTAATAGTTCTTTGTGTTGTCATGTTATTTCCTTTGTTAGTTTGTTTAAAGTCTTAATAAGCTTATAGAATAGGTGTTTAAACTATGTCAACACTATTGAATATATAATTGAGTTTTTATCTTATTAGTGTATATTTATATAGTGAGCTGCGTTATAAGGGGTTTTTGATGGCTAATATTATTGATAAGGATGCGTGCAAGGTACGATTATTGGACCGATTTAGTGAAGGTTTAAATCCTACCCATGCTTGTCGTTTGTGTGGTGTTAGTTATGGTACTTATATCTCGATGCGGAAAAAGGATAAGGTTTGGGCTAGTCGTGTCGATTCGATTAGGTCTGAATATAAATCAGAACGTATTGAGGTTTTACTTGAGAAGTTAGCTGAAGGTCATGATCAGATTGAGGAGTCATCAACGTGGACAGAAGAGAATGAACTTGGCGAAAAGATATTAAAGACTAGAAAGGTAAAGAAGTTACCGCCAAATGATAGAGCTATAATGATGCTCGCTAAGAAGTATGCCAAGGAATATACCAGTACCGAGATTAATGTTAATCATGAGATTGGTATTACTATAAAGGATAGGGCATTAACTGTAGAGGAGCGCATGCGTATCCTTCAAGATGATAAAGAAGAAGGGCAAGCCATTGATATCATTGAATATACAGAGGTGTAGTGTTTAAACGGTGGTGCTAAGCTGCTGAAATTATTGAGAGCTTGTTTAAACTTGTTGATTTTAACCCCCCCTACATGGATACAATAGATGGTTCTTGTTTGTAGCCCACTTAGAAAAATTTTTCATATTTTTACAGAAAATTCGACTTTTCACTTACCCCCACATAAATTTTTCATATTTTTACAGAAAATTCGACTTTTCCATCCTCTCGCCCCTTAAAATTTTATGTTAAAATAATCCCATGAATAATTACAAGCTTGTCTATGACAGAAAATCAGGTAAAGATAAGAGAGTGTATTTGAAGAGTCGTGAGTGTATAGCTTGTTGCAAGCAATTTAGGCAAAAGCCTAAGTATAATCATAAGGAGTGTCCGAAGTGTCGAAAGAAGAAGTAAAGAAATCAGAGAAGAAAGCCCCTAAGAAGGAATCTAAACCTAAAGCTGCGCCTAAGAAGGAAGCTAAGGAAAAGGTATTCCTAGGTAAATGTACTGAAACAGGTAAAGACCTATTCAAGGAACTTTAACTCCAGAACAGGAACAGGCACTAATATATGAATCGAATCTAATAGAGGATTTGAGTCTATGTTGGCAGCCTCACCCTGTTCAGGCGAAGATAAAGAACAGCTTATTCTCGCAAGGAAAGAAGAAGATATTTGTAGAGTGTGGACGGAAGTTCGGTAAGACGGATTTCCTTATCTTCATTCTGTACCGAATTGCGCTTAGTCAGCCCAACTCGGCTTGCTACTATATATCCCCTCTTCAGAAACAGGCAAAGGAATTGATTTGGGCTAATAATAGGCTCCAACTATTCTTCTTGCCTAAAGTAGACCCTAAAACTGGGCTTACTCCTACCGGCCATAATCAACAAGAAGCCTTCAAAATCTATGAGGAATTGAAGGAGCGATATATGGCGGGAGAACCCAATAACACTGAAATGCGTATTAAGTTCAAGAATGGCTCTTTCATTAAGTTGGATGGGAGTGACCAATATGAATCTTATCGTGGAATCAACCCTCATGCCATAGCTTATGATGAGTTTAAAGATCATCATCCTAGATTCCATGTGGGTATGGACCCTAACTTAGCCACATTTAATGCCCCACTTATTGTGGTTGGTACACCTCCAGTAGGAGAGGATGATAATGGGGACCAATTTACGGAGTTAGCTGACTTCTGCATGAAGGACCCTGAATCAGAACACATACATAGCACTCCATATGATAATCCGTACATTTCAAATGAGTGGTTAGATAAGAAGAAAGCAGAACTCTATTCAAGGGGTAAAGAGGATGAATGGCTTATTGAGTATATGGCCCAAAGGATTAAGTCAGGTTCGAGAAGCATTTTTCCTATGTTTGATGGTCCTAGTTTTCTTCCCAGTATGGATATGCCTACTATTGATGAAGATAAGCCTGTGCACACTGTTCACTATCGCCCTTACTCTGAGTGTTGGGAGAAAGTAACCAAATACCATAAGGATTGGGACTATTTCATGGCCTTTGACCCTGCTAGTGCCAGTACATTTGCGGTTATTTTTGGTGCGATTAATAGAAAGAGTAAAGAGGTAGTACTCCTTAATGAGATATACGAGAAGTCTAAGATGAAGATGACTTCTAAGAGGATATTCAGCCGAGCGATGGCTATGGCTGATGGATTCCCAGTCCTTATCGAAGATATTCGAATGATTTATGATACTGCGGCTACTTGGTTCCAGAATGAGGTTAATGACCAATTTGGGTACAATTTAGAGCCGGCAATGAAGGATATTAACCGTAAATCTAATAACGAGAAGGAAAACCGTTTAAACCTTATTAAGGATATGCTGTTTGATGGCTATTTAATCCTATCAGATCAATGTCCTTGTATGGCGTGGGAAATTGCGAATCATAGAACTGATGAACATGGTAGAATCCCTAAGGAAGACGATCACCTTCTGGATGCTTTCCGCTACGGTTTAGCTAACCACCACTACAACTCGATTCCTCCGAAAAGATTGCCTACTGACCTAAATAAGCGTTACCATACCATTGAGTCAGATATGAAACGAGATAGAACGAATAACTCACCCTTTGAGCGGGTACTAGGAGAGTATTATGAATGAATTATCAATGGCTTTGAGCCTTTCAGCCTTTTTCTGTGCAGGAATCACAGTAGTGTTTTCTGTCCTAGCCTATGCTAAAGTAGTAGGAATGGAAAAGTCTACTCACCGTATTCAGCAGCAGTATGTCCCATTAGAAGAAGAATATATGGGTCCAACTGGTGAAGAATTGATGAAGAAGATGAATAAGGCCTTTTACCCCGAAGAGGATGGACAAGTATGAAATCAGCCAAGGTCGCTGCCCTAATCAAGCTAATTCAATCAGTTAAAAAAGGTAAAGAAAATGAGTAATATAGAATCCTTTGACGATTTTTATTCGACCGAGAACAATGCAACGGCATTAGAATTAAGTCCGTTTCAGTTTAGAGAGGATAAATCTAAAAAAGCTACTCTTGAGTGGTTATTTCAATGCTACGACAATATGGAGAAGAACGGATTAAGCCGTTTTATCACTTATCGTCGTTATCAAGCCCTATATAAGGGACTTCATTGGCGTAATTATGATACTAGGGACGTAAATAGAGAGACTTCATCTTCTCAGCGTAAACCTAGAATGGTTACGAACTTCGTACATGAGATGGTAGAGGCAAAAGTTGCCCAGATGGCCAGACTCAGAAGTTCTATTGCACTAATACCTAATAATAATGAGCAATCAGACATTAATAATGCCAAAGCCTGTAAAATGCTTCTCGATGCTAGAGCATATGATCTACATATCGAAGAAGTTTATCAGAAAGCAGATCGAATCAAGTACATATTCGGTCACTCATTCAAATTTGTAGAATGGGACAAGGATGCAGGACCTATTTCTCCTGCTTACAAGAAGGTTCAAGGAGGCAAGGATGCCAAAAAGAAGCTTAAAGAACTGGGCGGGGAGCCTATTCATATTGGCGATGTTACTGTTACTCCACTTGGTCCTGACAGAGTATTTGCTGAATTAGGCAAAGAAACTTGGGAAGAAAAGGACTACATAATTAAGCTAGAGTGGGTACATATTGAAGCTTTAAAGGTGATGTACCCTAAGCATAAGTCCGAGATAATGGAAAACAGAAGGAATCTGTATGACTATGAGACTTCAGAACTTACTCGCCCGATTGATATGGTCATGGTTAGAACTTTCTACCACAGAAAGACTAAGTATTTTCCAGAGGGTGCAATTATCAAGCATACAGATGATGTTATTCTGGAATGGAACGACTTTCACTATGAGCATGGAGAACTTCCATGCGTTCCAGACACTGATATTGATATTTATGGAGAGTTCTGGGGAAGATCATTTATTACCCTCATTGAGCAAATGCAACGCATGCACAATAATATACAGTCAGGAATCGCACGAGACTATTCGATTGGTTCTGCACCGAAATGGATGGTCCCCAAGGGTGCTTGTGATTTCCACGACTTAAATAACGAATTTACGATTGTAGAGTATTCAGGGCCTCAGGCTCCGGTACTCGTAGAGTCTCGCCCCACCTCTAACCAAGCGTTTGAGGTACAGGACAGACTAGAGAAATATATGTCTAAATCGAGCTCAGTTTACGATGTTAGTCGTGGTGAAGTTCCTACAGGCGTAACGGCAAATTCTGCCCTACGTTTCTTAGACGAGCAGGAATCTCAAAGGATTGTTGTTCAGGAAAGAAAGCGTAAAACTACTGTAATTAAGGTTAGTAAGTTGATGCTATCTACGATGGCTCAATATTATAAGGCTTCTGATGGTAGAACAGTTCGTATTCTTGGTGAAAAGAACCAGATTGTTATCGAGGATATGAAGAAGGCTGATTTTGGTAAGATTTATGATGTTCGTATTCAGAACTCCCCTGCACTACCAGACAGTAAAGCAGGTAAAATCGCAGCCATAGTTGATTTAAACACAGCCACTCAGACAGACCCTATTTTCAGAAGAGAGCATGTTGTAGATATGCTCGATCTTGGTATGGATGAAGC